GGCTGCCTGCTGTGTATTCCCGCCGGCGGCGGTAAAACCGCCAGCGGAATGGACCTGCCGCACATCACCCTCACCCGCGCTGACGGTGACCAGCACCGCTATTTGCAAGCCGACCGCGACAGCTACGACGGGGTGCGGGCGTACTTCTACGACGTGAACAGCGCCAAGAAACAGGAAGCCATTGCCGGTGGAGGGGAAAATCTCAAGGACTTGCGTCACACCTACAGCGACCGCCAGTCCGCCCTGCGCGCTGCCCGTGCCGAGTTCAATCGTCTGCAACGCGGCAGCGCGACCCTCAGCTATACCCTGGCCATGGGCCGGCCGGATCTGATCCCGGAATTGACCTACACGCTCCAGGGCGTGAAACAGGAAATCGACGAAATCATCTGGTACGGTGGGAATGTGCAGCACACCCTCAGTGCTGACAGTGGCTACACCGTGAACCTGGAGTTAGAGAGCAAACTACCCGAAGACACTGTCGAAGATCTGGCGGAAGAAAATACGGGGAATTACACCGGGATCATCGCTTACTACCGCGACAAGAAAACTGGGAAGGAAAAAACCATTACGGCCGGGGATCAGAGCAAACCCAGGCGGCTTAGGTGGTTGTATGCAAGTGAGAGAACCGCTAAACGCGCGGTGGATCGAGAATGGAAGAAACTCAAGCGTGACTGAAGCCGTATTATTAACCAAGCTGACTTTTCACTTCTTTCTATTTTTTGCACTCTTATCCGTGGGCTTATGATAAAAACTTATCGGAAGATGCTTAATTTTGTAGTCCAACCCGCTTGCTGCATGTTTGTGAGTTGTGCTTGCAGTCAAAGTTCTCTTACAAACATCCAAGATGGTGACGGCAACCTCGTAATCCTTAACAATACGAGCAGCCCAAACTTTCAAAATCTTTAACTTATCACGCTTCTTCGTGTAGATAATCAAGCCGCCACGATTGCTAGTTGGTCCACCAGGGGAATATCTGTCGCATAACTGGCGAAACCCCTCCATTACATATCCAGGACCGGTATCTAATTTAGCTTCTCCATGCCATTCATAGAGCCCCTCTTTCACCACAAGATCACAATGCCCATTCCTATAATTATCGTGATCTGCGGTAAACCCTTTCATTGACAGGCCGAACACAAGAATGGCTGTAAGAGCGTCTTCACCAAGCGATCCGAACTGAGGCTTATTATTCTCGAAGTGAAAAACCCCTTCTAAAATAGCTGTCTCAACACGAGCACAGTAATCATCATATAGATTACCAATACCCGCATTCAACAAGGCCACCTTGACTGGATTATTGTCTGGAAGATTCATGATATCAGCAATAGACGGATTCATTCCTCAATCACCGCCTTATCTGCTACGAAGACGATATATACCTTCGACTGATAATCTCGGTCTGGATACCCCCTATCCTCAATACTCAATGATCCGTTCATAAATGCAGCTTGCAAATCTTCCACAGACACATCATAGATCACATCTTCATCGACGTACCTATACTGCTGCTCAATAAGCTTAACGGAGGCAGACTTAAGAAAGTTCAAGCAAAGCTGTACTTGCTCTATTGAACATTCCCCATCTACAACACTCATAAAATCCGAATAACTGAAAACCGGCTTACGTTCTGATGAGGATAGGATTAACTCTACTATTTCTTTACAGCAATAATCGATCCGAAGGTGCGACACCTCAGATTCGATTTTTTGAAATAGTAGAGTTTTAGAAATCATGGGATATAGGAAATTATCTTATCAAGCACAAAGTTAGAATCGTCGTAGGTACGCATACCTTTCACGAAAGCGTAGTCGGTTCTGGCACCAATCTGTACATAATCTCTATAACTTCCAGGAATATGAAGTTCAGGCTTGCTATCGACTTTGTCTATATCCATCCGATGCCATTGCATAGCCACCTCAAAGATAGACATCTTATGGTCAATAGCCTTAGCACCAGTTTTATGGAATAGTTCACTCCTAAGATCAACTCCTGCTTTCATTGTCTCACGTTTTACGGATTCGGTCTCCGTCGCAAATCCAATACGTTTGATCGCTCCAGACATGTCCGCATAGACACCCTTGGCGAGAGGAAGTAAATTAAAAGGTGTTCCTAAAGTGAAATTTTTCGCATACGTCGCCAATAGCCTACGAGAAAAGAATTTCAAATCGTCGATTGATTTTTTCAACTGACCAGCGGTTTGGGGCATGCCTGTGTCACGCGTCATATCGGCGCGCAACTCAATGATCGACTTAACTCGATTAAAATAAATAATATCGAAGGTTTGCCTATCATAGGCCTTAACCTCAATCAGCTTTTCAGCCTCAGGAAACTGATCTCGTAACTCTTGGGAAAAATTATCGCGCAGAATATCATTACTAAGAGTAAACCGACGCTTCCGGGACAGTATTAAACCTGTCCCCGTGTCATCGCTAAACACTTTAATTATTTTTAGGTCTCCATTATCCTTGGCGAGTTCATCCTCTCCGACAGATAACGGAAAAGCCTTTTCCATTGGAGAAGATTGCGGTTTAAGATCGCGAATATTCCGATGAATATCATCTGCATGTTCCGGCCCAACAACAAAGTACGACACCGCTTTCAAATCGCATATTTGCTGCATTTGCAATGCATCTTTAAGCTTCTCCAATATAAGTGGGCTTTTCGCCACCGCCCCCTTAATTATCATATGAAGCTCAGACCAACTCCTTGCTGACAATAAATTATTGACTCGCAGAATTTGCTGGACAGTGTGAATATTAAGTCGACCTTCCAATCCAGCTAAAAACTCTTCAAGCCCAGCCATAAATCATCCCCACCCACAACGGTTCTTTTTAAAATTCAGGAACAGAAATCCTTCAATCTGAGCGCTTAGTTCTGGCCCTTAATCGAGGATTTTTTATCTTGTCGTTGCCCCCTTCCATGTCAATTGCCCCCTTCCACCAAACGCAGAACAGAACAAAAGCATTAGGCTGTGCTTCGAGCATGTGGATCACGTCCTTATGTCAGTTTGAGGTAGCGCCGGTTGGCAGCCTCACCAGCCCTATGCCCGGGCTTTGGCGAGTGGATCATCGGCGTCCCTGTCTGACTGATCCGTTCTTAATGGGTACAGATTATGCTGGCCGTTTGGTATCGGCAAGTGCTTGAGTCAAATCCTTTAGGCGCTGCTCGACATCCATTAAGCGTTTCTTTTCCTCAGCAGCGCTTTGTATCTCCCGCTTGCCCGCGTCGCCCAGCGAGCGAAAGAGCTCAAGCATGGCCTCTTCCTGTCTGTTTACGGCCAGGGCTTCAACGTCTTCGGTCGAGACGCCATGAAACATTGAGCCTTCCCCAGTAAGAAGCCAGTCGACACTTACACCCAATTGAGTATGGAAAGCAGACATCGCTTTCGCGTTCGGCTCTCGCTCATTCAGAAGGTAGTTCTGAAGCGTTCTGTATGGGATGCCAACGATTTCGGCCGCCTGTTTTATGGACAGGTCTTTGACGTCGAGAACATCGCGAAGACGCGTTGCTATACTCATTTTTTCATATGATCCGGTTGACGCACTCGTTTGGGTGCGTATACTGCGAACAAACAGGTACATCTTAACCAACTAGGAACACATCAACCATGAGCCAAGCCATGGAAAAGCGCCAGATCCAAGCGCGACTGATCGAGAGCGGCAGCAACTTCCGCCAGTTCGCCATCAGTCACGGCTACGAGCCACGCACGGTGACCCAAGTAGTGCAGCGCTGGGCTGGTCACGACACGCTGCCCCGAGGTCGCTTGTCGTTTCGCATTCTGCGGGATATCTCCAGGTTAATTGGGAAGGAAGTACTGCCGGGTATTCTCGCTGACTCGACCGAACTGCCGAATGAAATTGAGATTGCATGAAACAACTGTAGGGGCGATGACTCCAGGGAGAAACCAGAAGATGAAACGCCCAGTTCTAGCCAGTCGAAAGGATGTCGTCAGCGCAGTCATTTGCGCTTACCCCGGCGGGCGTCTATACGCCGCAGCCGAACTCGGCATGACTATCAAGAAGTTCGACAACCAGGCATATGAAAACGCCGGCAGCCGCCCGCTGACCGATGATCACGTCCACCGCT